AATAATGTGACATCTATTTCACTCGGTAAGCAGAAGAAGGCTTTTTTGAATGTGAATAAGAAGGGTGAAGCTAGATATCCGGATAGACCAGATAGGATAATTTGTGCAGAGAATTTCAATGATCATATCAAGAAGGGTGTTAGTGGTGAAGTCGAGATAAAGGGTAAGCGTGTCGGATTTGCCGACTTTACTAAGCAGGCGCGTGAATTATATAATGGTTCAAATCAAGTAGAAAAGGATTTGCTGAACGCACAATGGAAAAATAATTCTAGTCAGAATGGAGCTTTGGATAATTTTGTTGCAGTTGTAGATCTATCTGGATCGATGATGGGTGATCCTATGGATGTGGCTGTTGCAATGGGTATTCGTATTGCAGAAAAGTCGAAGCTTGGTAAGCGAATCATGACTTTTAGTATGAATCCAAAGTGGATTAATTTGGAGCCTTATAATGACTTTGTATCGCAAGTCAAGGCATTGGAGTCTGGTGAAGTTGGATACAATACTGATTTCTATAAGGTCCTACATTTGTTTTTGGATGCCATTGTGGCAAACAAGATGCCTCCCGAAGATGTACAAAATATGGTTATTGTGTTGCTTTCTGATATGCAAATTGATCAAGCAGAACAAACAAATTATGTTTCTAGTAATGGAGTTCAAAAGCGTGAAGCTCTTTACAATAGTATCAAGAGCAAGTATGCGGAGGCAGGTATCAGGGTTCATGGTGTGCCGTATGACCCACCACATATGCTTTTCTGGAACCTGAGATGCACAAATGGTGCGCCTTCTTTGTCGAGTGAAAAGAATGTTAGCATGATGTCTGGGTTCAGTCCTGTACTTTTGAATTTGTTTTGTGAGAAGGGAATAGAGGCGCTACAATCATGTACACCATGGTCGATTCTTCTTGAGAGTTTGGACAAGGATAGATATAAGCTCATGTTTGATTTCTTTGAATCTACTATTTGAGAAAAAATTGAAAAATTTTATTTTTAATATCTTCTTTTATACATCATGGATTATGCATTGGTGACTACCAGATTTACGAATGAAACACTAGAAACGAATTATGATTATCGTTTGAAAAAAGGGTTTGATTGTATGTATTGCTCTCCTCTAGAACTTTCGCCAAAAATTCCCTATAAAACACCTTTATTTGTTATTGAAATGAACAATTCCAATAACAAAATCGCTGGAATCGGATTCATCAAAAACATACCAGAAAAAAATAAATATTATAAAGTACATTCTGATAGTAACACGAATAGATACACCTATATTGGTAAATATTTTATGAATCGCGATATTGTGTATGATTACAATGCTTTATTGGTATATATATTGGAAAAACTTTTATTTACAGGATATAGTCATTCCAAAAGAGGGACGGGAATCACTTTGTTTCCAGAAAAGTTACTTTCATCAGATATTTGCGAAGATATAAATGTGAAGCATGAAATAAAAAAATTGTTTTTGTATCATTTTAGAGAGAAATTGTAAAGATAGATATTTTTATATAAAAACAATTTATAGCATTATTTATAATGACAAGTATTGACACTAATGTATCCAATTATTCTCTCTCTGAGTTACTTGATTTAATAGGAATCATTAATAATGAAGATATTAATAGAGAGCAAATTTTACTCCATACCAATAAACTGATAAAACAATATAAAACTAAAAATCCCGAATTAGCCTTTTTTTTTAAAGATGTACAAAATCAATTACTTAAGTATGCACAAGGATTAGAAGATCTCTCTGATGAAGACAGAGATACATCTGATAAAATAATTGTTGAAGGATTTGATTCTATGAATAATGAAGCATCTTATCCTGCAGGTGATCAAATGTCGTCTGAATGGTATAAAAATCAAAATCTTACTCAAAGTGATGAAAACCAAGTAAACAAAATCACACAAAGACAACAAAAAATCGGACTTTTCGGAAATGATCATGTCCCCATGAATCGCGAACAAATCGCCACCACAGATACTTATCAGCTTCCTGTAAAACAAGATTCTTTAAATCCGAATTTGAAAAATACTATTACGCGGTTTATCAATTTAGATAGCCAATTTCGACAATATAGCAATGGGCAAGATTCTACGTCTACGGATTATACATTGGATCTATCGGATTCCTTGAAAAACGCTCTCAGTTTGTCCGTTTATTCTTATCAAATACCTTATAGTTGGTATGTGATTGATGATATGTATGGTAACACGTGTTTTTGGATTCATGATCCTGCTACAGGACAAAATATAAATATTTATGTACCATCTGGCAACTATAGCGCGACTACATTTCAGACACAATTAAACACATCATTGTTGAATGCTGGTATTACTACTCCTGCAGTTGGTCCGCCTTATAATTTGCCAGCCAATAGTCCCGTTTATATCAATCAAAACAATGGAAAATTGACTTTGTTTTTATATGATGGTTCTTATAACGATCCTTTTGGTACAAACCCATCTTTTACTATTGATTTAACATGTTCTATCATTTTTTACGATTTTACTGGAAATTTAAATTGTAGAGGAGTATGCTTAAGTAAAACAAATCATAATTTTAATAACACACTGGGATGGGTAATGGGGTATAGATTACCTTACGTAATGGTCGATCCTAGCGGTAATCAAGCGGCTGCTATCATGGATTTAAACGGGACAAAGTATTTGATATTGGTGATTGACGATTACAATCAAAATCATGTCAACAATAGTCTTGTATCTATTTCTCAATTTTCAAATACTTTAAAAATGCCTAATTATTATTCGCCAGATATACCTTATACATGTGTAACTCCTGAACAACAAGGGAATAATTTGACTTCTTTAGTGAATGAATCCATATTGCAAAGCATATTTGATAATCAGACACCTAATGTCCAAAATGGGCTCTTGATTGCCGGTAAATATCAGCAAGAATATGTGTCCAGACAACAGATCCTTCCTAGTGCACCTAGAACACTAACACAATCTCAACTTTATACTATCAATGAAATCAATAAAAACAACAATAGCTTGACCAATTATTTATCCAAAGCGCCTACTTCTTCTGATATTTTGGCCATTTTGCCCATAAAAACATCTACTGGAGTTCCTACTGGTACTTTGTTGGTAGAGTTTAGTGGCTCTTTGAGAGACAATACTCGCACTTATTTTGGACCTGTTCATATAGATAGAATGAATGTGAAATTACTTGACGATAAAGGAAATATATTGAATTTAAATGGGACTGATTGGTGCGTTACATTGGTTTGCGAATGTTTGTATCAATATTAAATTTTATTATATAGAGAGATATATTATAGTCAAATGATGGACCTATTTAATCAATTTGGAGGTTATGGACCCAATATGCTTATTCTTCTCTCTATGTATCTTTTATGGGACAAAAATAATATGTTTTTCTTTTATATTTTGGGACTATTTATCGACTTTGTATTGAACCTTTTTTTGAAGGGTATTATACAACAACCTCGGCCATGTTTTGACACGAGAGAAGTACAATTGGCACTCAAAAATAATAAACGTTACGTCTATAGAAGTGGAATTCCTTATGATTTGTTTGGTATGCCTTCGGGACATTCATCAGGGGTTATTTTTTCCACTATATTTGTATTTTTAGTATTAAGAAAAACCAATTGGTTGTATGTATATTTGATTATTAGTTGTATTGTTATGGCGCAACGTGTAATTTATAAACATCATACTATTTCCCAGGTAATTTGCGGTGTTTTTGTTGGAGCCCTTCTTGCTTATGTTGTGTATTCTTTTGCCGAAAAGAAGATAAAAGGAATGATTCGAGAGAAACCCGACGATTATGGACCTTGGTAAGTAAGAGATTCTAATATAGTTATAATATATTATGTCTTGTCCAATAAATCGTTCTATTACACTGAAAGCAAGTACTACACAAAGTAATAATGGTAGTTATGGTGCAAATAGTTTGACAAGTAACAACATGGAAATGACCAATCAAACTCGGCCACAATACAATAGTAATGTAACACAGGCAAATCCTTTTTTTACACAAAGAAAATGTAGAAAAGTCACAAATGAATATCCCAGCTTTACACCAGTTTTATTTAGCTTGTCAACTTCGAGTAGTCCTGCTGGTAGATATTCATTGGTTTACATAAATGGAGAGAATTTTTTACCCGTTACATCCGGGACTACATATGTAAATTTCGGTTCTTTTCAACGATTACCCATTACTTATTTTAGTAGTGCTACTATATCTTTTGTTGTGCCATTGAATGCAAAACCTGGCAACTATTCTGTTTTTGTAGTAAATGTATATAATAGCAATTTTAGTCCTCCAGTAAACTATACGTATTCGGGTAATTTAAATCCTTCAAATGCACTCAATTATACTATTACTTGAAGATGGGTTGTGTCCAGTGAAAAATGTACAAAACTCGCAGTAAAAATTTATTTTTAAAAATACAAATATATATATGAAATACTTTTATATATATATCATTGCTTTGTTATGTTTTATTGTTGCTATGTCCTATTGGAATAGTCATGGTATTCATTTAGTCGAAGGTTTTTTCCCAGTCGAAGGTTTTTTACTCGAAGGTTTCAATTCAAGAAAACAACAATTCCTTTTATTAGGTGATAGTATTTTAAAAAATGATTTGTATGTGGCCAATGGAAAATCTGTAGATGCTTTGTTAAGAGCAGCCACTGATGGAAAAACCACTTGTTTAGCAGTAAATGAAGCTACTATTCCTGATGTATATTTGCAAATTAATAAAATCCCCGAATCATTGAAATCATTTTCTAATTCAGTAAAAACATACAAAAATACCACTATTTTTCTCTCTATTGGCGGAAATGATATCTTAACACAATACGGCGCCAAGGGAAATACCAACGATTTAAAAATCTTAGATACCATTTTTACTCAATATAAGAAACTTGTAAAAAGTATTCAAACTGCCATGCCAAATGCTCTTATTGTTTTGTTGGATCTTTATTACCCTGATAATATAAAATTCAGAATATATCATAAAATTATCCGAAGATGGAATCAAAAATTGGTTACTTATGCAAGAGAAAATCGTTTGAATATATTCCAAATTAGTCAGCTTTTAACCAGACCGGAAGATTTTACTTTGAGCATAGAACCATCTGCTATTGGTAGTGAAAAATTGGTCAATGCCATGATAAAAAATTATTGAACAATGTCTTTTTCTTGTTTCATTATATACGCTTCTAATTCTGAAGAAAATCGCTTCTTTGTAAGAAAGATTTCCTTTTTATAAGGATGCGCATGTAGCCAAATATGATTTTCAGATTTGGGAGTTATAAGAAAACCTTTATGAAGAAATTCTTTCCCATAATTGCCAAACAATGGCTTTGGATATTTGTATACTATAATGATTTCTTTATTGATTTGCGTGGACGCCTCTTCCATCTCCATTTGCCTATATGTATTTTTAAATTGAGATGGCAAAGGAAACCCTTTTTTCCTTTGAAGTATATACACAATAGGTTCTTCCATTTTATATAAAAGTATTATATATTTATATTCAATTTACACGATAATAGAAAAGCATTTGATAACTTTTCATAAAATTCCACTTCATAGGAGATCCATCCCCTTTGGTAGACCCCTTAAATTCCCATATAGAATCTCGATTCAATCGATGTTTCCATTCAAAAGGGGTTAATCTCTCAAAACTCATACCATCATAACCCATTTCTTTGCCTTCACATGTAATTAGAGCACAAAAATGTTCATGTCCAATATCACGTACAACCATACAATCGAGCTCGTATTTGGTATTATTTATTTTAAAAGAAAGGGGTTTTTTATTGAAATCAACTGCTTCTTCTTCAAAAATTTCAACAATAATAATATGAGGTAAACGGGTTCTCTTACTAATGACTTCGGAGAGATCAGAAGTCCAATTTGCTTGATCTGCATACCTTAAAAAAAGCATTTGAATAGAATTGTTTTCCAAATAATTCATAATGGCTATATAATACCACACTGGGTTCCCTGCTTCATCTACATCTACAATACCTTCCTCTTCTTTATAAGAATCCGGTATTTGCCGAAATAATTCACCAATAATTGAATTGGTGTCTAATTCATATGCAAAAGAATTCCCTCTTAAGCTACAATCTATACCATAATTCAATAAGGCAAAAGCATTTCGCAAATTTTCTGGCATCGGTGTCTTGTCTTTTTGATGCCCTTGAATCATCCATTGTCGTAAAAAGTGGAAAAATTTGCGCCCTTTATCACTTATAAAAAAGGTCACAAAAAATGCATTGAACCAGCAATTTCCATGGGATTGAATGGGTGGCACAATTTTATAAGGATCTACATGTTTATTTGCTTTCAAGTTTTTTAATAATAATTCTATTGCATCTGGCATATAATAT